TGATCTTCTTTAATGCCCATTCCAACAGCTTGCTCAATCGTTATTTCCCTCCATTTTTCAACAGTCATATATTCGCATCCAATTTTTATTTTATCCTTTTGAACATAAATATTAAATCCACAAAATTGGATTGAAATAATTCCATTGGCTTTGGAAAGATTGGCTCTGAAAAGATAGGCTTCGGAAAGATCGGCTCTGGAAAGATTGGCTCTGAAAAGATTGGCTCTGAAAAGATTGGCTCTGGAAAGATTGGCTTTGGAAAGATCGGCTCTGGAAAGATTGGCTTTGGAAAGATCGGCTCTGTAAAGATTGGCCTTGGAAAGATTGATATTCAGCTTTATTGCTTCCATAACTGTTTCTTTAATGGTTTTGTGTTTCGCTTCAAAAATAATGTTTCCTGTAAATTTTGACAGTATTTTCATGGTTTACTCCTATAATTCAGCTTTTTAAGTTTGTTGCTGTAAAGGTTGGTGGTAGCCGGTTATTCTTAAAGCTCTGTTTCCGCAAAACACTTAGCGCATTTTATTTTAATATAGGGTCCATCGTTGGTAATATTTTCAGATGTATGAATAGTTACAATGGCTATGTCCTTACTCCCACATTTTATGCATTTAATTTCAAAATCTCCAATTCTCATAACTCTCCTTTCAAACTCTCCTATGCGTTCAAGGCCTCTTCCAATTTTGTGATAATGTTTTTGTCACAGTCACGAGGCAGTATCCCGAGAACAAGCCTGATAGCCTCATTCTTAACAAATATTTTTCGCTTGATAGCAAGTTCATTCTCCTTGCCCAAAGGTTTCAAGCAAAAACATGGTCCATTTGTGCCTACGCCTTCCGGTTTTTTTATGTAACATCCGTGATTTGTGCATCCTACCATTTTTCCCCCCTTCCCCCATTTGAATTTATACCCGTATTTATCAAAGATATTTTTGATTTGATTTACGGAGCATCCTATTTCTTCCGCTATTTGTTTTCGGGTCATGCTTTGAAAATGATTTCGTTGATGACAGATGATTTTATTCAAAATCGGGGTTTGCCTTATCCATCCTTTTCTAACCGTCTCCAATCCCAGTTCTTTCATTCTTATTCGTAATGCCCCTGCTGATATTCTCATTTGATCCCCGGCCCGGTTCAGGGATTTTTCAGCTGCATAGATGTCCTTAATCATTTCCCGTTCCGATTCATAATTAGTATGATTTTTATCATTGTATTTCTGAAGAATGGTAAACCAATCAATAGTCATTTCTTCACCCCTTTATTCCGCCGCTGTGTGATGACCACGACCAAATAAATTTAAGGTTAAATCACTATCGTCTATAATTTGGACCGGGTCTTTATCCATTGCGGTCACTAATTGTTTACGCCAGATGCATTCGCGGCATTTCTTTTTTAAGGTGTGTTTGTACTCTTTTGTTTTGCTGTTTTTGACTTCTTCTCCGAAAGGACAATCTTTGCATGGGCTCTGATACCCAGAATCAAGTTGGCCTACTTTAGCTGACATAGCTCACTCCATTCTTAATGGTAGTTAATATGATTTTATCCGCTCCCTTCTCTATTTCTTCAAATGGTACTCTTTCGTCGTTAACCATGATGGTTTGCAGAGATGGGTCTAATTCCTGGCTGATTTCTTTTATCATCTGAATGGCCCGGATATTCTCTTTTTGCCCTCGTAAATGCTTCAAAGGTTCATCAAGCAATAAGATGTATTCCGGGCGGGGGGAAGCCATTGTTAAACATGCGATTCTAAGGCCGAAGCCCGCGATATCGACGGCTCCAAGGCCGGAGGCATACATAGGGTCCAGTAAATTTTTACCCCGCTTAAATTTGATGTCAGCTTCTATTTTATCCCGGCGAGGGACGAATTCAACAGACAATTCATAAGGATCATCAAATACAGCTTTCATGGCAAGAGTGACGGGTTCCGATATTTTGTATTGCAAAGCCTTCTGGGTCTTCTGGGCAATGGCTTTAATAATCAATTGCGAGGCTTCATCTATCCGCAGGTCTTTTTCGTTTTGGGAAATATCGGATTCAATATTAATGATCTGCTTTTGGACCCTTTCTCGTTCCCCTTTGGATCGTTCTATTTTGGTTGATAGTTCTGATAAGTTCATTCCTCCACCAGTTCTATTTTTTCAGGCATGAAAACGCAATGGCCCGGTTTGCCGTCCTTGGTATATCTGATATTTACGAGCTTGCAATCCGGGGATAATACAAATTCTTGAAAATTGTAATATTCACAAAACGCCTGAAATTTTAATCCGCATTGATATTGTCCTTGTTCGGCGTTTAAGCAAGGGCAATCATGGCAATTTGTATATATCCCCGGTTTCACTTTTTGGCCGCGCATTCTTTGATCTTTTATTTTCATTTTCCTCATTTGATCATCCCCTCTAATTCCTTAACCCCTTTCTCAAGCTTAGTATCCATTTGATCCAGTTCCTTTTCGGATTGATCCAGAAATTTGTTTGCTGATTCAATCGTCTTCAATCCATGCTCATTTTTGAGCTGCTTTGTTTCCTGTTCAATGGCCCCGGTGAGCTTGGCCGCTTCCCGGTCATCGGCCTCAAACTTATTTTTCAGTTTTAATAATCGTTCTTCCATGCTCATTTTATTTTTCCTTTCATCCTTATTATAAACCAAAATCAGTTTTATTTTAATTTAATTCCCATTCTCGGCACCACCAATAATATTTGGTGGGAGTGCAGAAAAATTTGCAGCCACCAGTCAACCGTAAATATCTACAATTACCACAATAGCATCCAATCTTTTTGGACGGCATTCTTTTCAGGCGGTTTCGATTATTTCCCATACCCGATCCTTTATATTCCTTCTGGTGCGGTTATTTTTAAAATGACTTTTTACATTATCTTTAAAACTAATGGTGCTGGATTTGTCACTTTTCAAATTCTCAATAAATGCTTCAAATCTTTTTTTTCGGTCTTCTGAATTATCCCCAACCTCTTTGAAAACGTCTTTTTCAATGGGGAGATAAATGGGTTTGACATTATTTGTTTCTGCGTCATATAAATAGACACGGGGCTTATGGTTGGCTTGATCAATATTGGATCGCATCATTGATCCCGGATTAACAAGGATTTTATTGTCATAATACTGGACAAAGGGTTTGTGATTATCTCCGCTCAGAATAAGATCAAATTTATTATTCTTGAGCAGGGCCTTTGCCGTTGCTCCTTCCTGCCCCTCCCATTCTGGTTTGTCTTCAATCACCATTTGATGAGTTATGGCAATTTGCCTTAATGAGTTATTATATAATTCAGGAGGTGGTAATATTTTTTGAGCCCAGGCAAATCCATAAATATCTATTTTTTTACCCTTGACACTCATACCGGATGATAAAACAGTTATCGTATCTGTCATTTCAGATACGCCCATTGGAGATTCACTTATTTTATCGAGCTTATGATTTGGGAGATCGTGTTGGCCTGGAAGACAAATTATATCAGCATCATATTTTAAAATAACTTTGACAAACCAGGAATACAACGGCCAGAGCCATGAGGATCTGTGGCCCAAGTCCCCGGCAATAAGAATAGGGCAGTTAAAATGATATGCAAGTTCGAGAATGAATTCAAATTTCTTTTTCATTGCTCCCGTAAAATCGTCAATCCTGTTTCTGGGTGTATCTGACCTTAAATGGGTATCAGCACATAATATTGCGTCAACGTTCATCGCCTGATCCTCCAATGGTTCCGGCTCTTTTGCGTTTGGAAAGTTTGGCATAATTGATATCAGAAATCATTTCCAAATTATATCGAAGTTCGGCGGCACATCTGGAAAGATACCAATATACATCACCCAGCTCATGGGCCAAAGCATCCCTCTTTTTCAAGGAGATAATCCCATCATCGTCCCTTAGTATCTTTTTGACTTTATCGGCAAATTCTCCGCATTCTCCGGCCAATCCTAATGCCGTATAAAGCAATCCGGTTATGTCCCCGGCAAGGATTTGCTTTCTATGGACTGGATCAACTTTAAATTGCAACCCATCTACACCCGGATATATTGCTGTCTCTCTTACCTGTTCGTCATACTTATTCATTGTTTTCAATCGTTGTTTCTCCTTATTATTGTTTGGATAAAATATTAACAAATGATTTTACTTGTGCTTCAATCATCATTTTGTAATGCTGGGCTGTGATTCTATTTTAGATTATAGATTTCGCATTATCCAAGGCGTTGATGAATTCGTGAATTTCTAATTTATTGGTATTTAGGGATAAAATTTGCTCTGTTTTTTTATTTACTTTGTCTTTATTAATCATTTTATTTCCTGTAGGCATAATGGACAGCATGATGGCATTAATAAATGAAATTCTTTCCGGGCTTTATTCGCCCCGGTTTTGACTTGAATATATAATTTTTGATTTTTTTGTATCCGTTCTGTTATTGTCAAAACGGCATTATATTTTTTTGTCTTCTCGCCTATATTATAATCCAAATCTGATAAATTTTTAAACTTTCTTTTGGTCTCAGCATTTGAAAGCTTTAAAAGTTTATCTGTGGCCTCGTTTATCTTATCAATAACAGAATAAACCAGATCAAATTTAAGGGCTTTAGTTTCTCTTTTGTCTTTCAAAGCCAGTAACAGATTCAGGCCATTTTTTATTTTAAGTCCGGATAGATTTTTGAGCTTATTCTGGGCCTCGTTTATCCTATTAATTCCAGTTTTAAGCCGTCTTACAAGCCCGTCTTTAAGGGTTCTTTTTTTATTAAGGGCCAAGGTAAGGTTTAATTTTTCGCGAGCCAAATCAAGCCAGGAATAGCGTTTTAATTCATCTTGATTTATTTGGATTTGAAGTAATAATGCATGAGCTTTTTTTCGTTTATTGGACAGGTTATTTCTTTTGATTCCCAAAGCCTTCAACCCGGCTAAATATCCATCAGCTTTATCTATCCATTTGAATTCGGTTTCTTCCTTTTGCTTTTCTGTCAATTCGTCTTCAAGGACATTTACGTTTCTTCTTTTTCTTTTGACCTGAAGGTCTATTCCAGAAACACTATTTTGCATTTTTTCAAGGTTGGCAATTTTATTGATATACAGAGCCACCTTGCCAGATGTTTCAGATAGCAGAAATGGAGAATCGGGTTGCCTATGGATATTGATATCCCGGAGATTAAATATTTTTTGGATATCTTCCGGGACACCTTGCCCAAATGCTTTATATTGATCCCCTTTATCGAGTTGGTAGGTATTGGTTGATTTGGTTCTTTGTCGGATCACCTTATGGCCATTGATCCCGATTTCAACAGAAGTGGGTTCCTTCCCCGACCACCAAGAAACAAATTCGTCCCCGGCGGGCTTGTTATTAACTACCCAGTCCAGGGCTTTTATTATTGCTGATTTACCGCAATCAGAATCCCCAATGACAGCATTGACCCCGGAGGAGAAATTGATTGTGGTATTCTTATGAGATAGGAAATTTTTTATTTTCACATATTCAATTGGCATAATACCCCTTTAATAAGCATGGTCCATTTTAAGATCTGCGTCCAGCATCCCGGCTTTGTGTTTTTGTTGGGTCTTTTTCACCCCTTCTCGGTATCCTTTAGACTGGCCAGATTCAAATGCCTGTTTATTGCATTTATGGCATCTTGGGGTTTTGATATTCAATGTTTTACCGATCCGGAATTGTTCAACAGACATATCGAATTCATCAACCAGAGCTCCGCATTTTTGGCAATGCAATTTAATATGGACAAAGGGAAGATTTCTGATTTGGAATAAGGTTTCATTCTCCTTCATTTTCTCTTCCATTTCTTTTTCTTTTTCTATTTGGTTTTGCCATTCCATGATTTTATTCCCCTTTAAAATATTGTTGGCGTCTCCAGTAAGCAATTAAAACAGCTGCGCATCTATCCGTCTTGATTCCGCCCCTTGGTCCTATGAACCGGTCTTTATATTCAGGAAATACGCGATATACAGCAGACAAATGAGCTTGTGATTTTTCCTTAGCGGTCGCTTCTTTTTTATAAGTGAAATGACTTTTCATCCATGTCCGAGGAACAGGATTGAGATAAGAGAACCCGTTCGCCGCCAGTATCATTTTCCACATCCCATAGTTTTCTCCAAAAGTAAAAGATGATTGAGAACTTTGGGCGGATCTGGATGCGACTTTTTCCAAGGCGGCAAAGATTTTAAACTTGTCATTATTCCACCATTCACAATAATTCTTTATTACTTCTACACAAAGCAATTCGTTCCCCGGCCAGTCATTGACATCCAATACTTCCAGGTCTTTATCAATGGCAGCTATGGCCCCGCCCTTGCCCGGATCTATGCCGACAAATATGGGTTCTTTTTTGGGAGGGGATATAGATAATTCCATCTTCATAGGGGCCATAGCAAACGTCCTTTGCCGTTGTTTTTTCATGATTAATATTTCCTTTTCCTGTCAGAAAGTTTGACATCTTCTTCAATGCGGTTCCAGGTTTCTCCGCATAATTTCTTGATATCATTTTCGGCATTATCTCTTTCAATTATTTTGACAAGATCCTTTTTATGAAATTTTTCCCCTTTAGATCCAAATCCAACAGGAATAATATAGGCCCCGCCCTTTTTCCATGTTTTACACTTGCATAAATAATCAATCATGGAGCCAACATCATCAATACCGTAATCGGGGAAAACATCAAATTTGATATCCCTTAATTTCCCGATCAGTTTATTCTTGGTAATTTCTGCGGATACACTGTTACCAATTTTAAGGCCGTATTTTGGATTTTTTATCTGATTTGTTTTATTTAACCACACTTGATGAGTGGAATAAAAAAACGGAGCGTTTCCACCAGATGTGGTTGTTTGTTTACCGAATGTCACCCCTATTTTTTGGCGGATTTGTTGAACAATAAACAAGGCTGAATTTGTCTTTTTTATTGCTCCGTTTATCATCCGCAATGCCTGTCCAAGTATTTTTGCTTTTTCGGTATTGTATGATCCAGACAGGGCTTTAATGGCGGCGGTATCACCCTTGGCCATTAGGATGGCTTTCTTGTATTCTTTTTCGAGTTCTTCATCGGTGGTCAAGGAATCCAAGGAATCCAAAACATAAATGAAAGGTTTTTTCTCCTGGCATTTAGCCAAAATATTTAGCCGGAAATCCTGAATTGTATTGGAGTAAATGGGTTCCTCATCATCGTCATACCCACCAGGGGCAGTTAATCGGCCTACAAGACAAGCAAATAAATAATCCATATCAAACGCCAAGGATTCTTCCCCATCATCATAATAAAATTTGTAATCATCAAACCGGCTATCAATAGCCATTTCAGCCATAGCAGTTAGCATAAGGATGGTTTTGCCGGAAGACGAAGACCCAGGCATGGTAACAATTTTTCCAAGCCCGTAGGCGGCAAACGGATTGTCAGAACATGCCAGATTAAGCATGGTTGAGCCGGACGGGATAAGGGTTTCAGTCGATATTTCCTTTCTGGTTGGGTTCTTAATTGACTGCTCAATATCCTCAACCATTGCCCGTGTCTTTCTCCGGGGTGGTTCTGCTACATCGTTTCTGGTTCTTCGTCGTTTATTCATTCTCCACTCCTTAAAAATTCCCTGAATCGTTGCTCGTCAATTCGCCATTGCCCGCCCACTTTCACCCCAAGGTCATATTTTACAAGCCATGAGGCAATGGTAGGGCGGGATGGTTTACCAAGGCCGAAAGAAAAAACAATCTTAATGGCCTTGGTAACGTCGATATACCTTCTATCCGGGTTGATTTTCATCGTCTGCGTCGGGTCCGGGTTGCGGGTTTTTCTTCCTTCTCTTCAGCAGCAGGAGCGGATCGTCGACCTCGTCTGGTCGGTTTTTCAGGTTCGGCTTTGGGTTCAGGGTCTGGGGTAACTTCCTTCGCAACTCCTCCTTCACCTAATACGCAGACATCATAAATGGCATCAGCACAATTGGCGCATTCAGGCTGGGTATCGCAATCGGTTCCAAAGGCATATCCGTGCGGACATTCATTATCTGCTGCTTCTTCTTTGTTGGGTTCTCGTCTGGGCCGTCTGGATGTTTTTTCGGGTTGTTTTTCTTCACCTCCGCCGGGTTCATCGTCTCCATCCAACCCAAGGAAGGCCGCTGTGAATTCTTCAACCGTAGGAATGACAAGCATTTTATCAAGTGGATAGGTATCGTCCAGAATCCCATCTTCGTATTTGTCGCGCTCTGCAAAAGTAACTTCGGCCACTTCCGCAAAAGACTGTTTTCCCATTGTCTTTTTCTTGCCTTTGAATTGGAGTGTTTTTCCGTCTTCGATATCTGCAAAAAGGACAATCCCGCCGTCATCATTTTCAGCATCTTCTAACAATGTCGCCTCAAAAAGATACCTGGAATAATCCCAAATTTGGATATCTTTTTCCGGTTCATTGTAATCAAAGATATTATATAGACACCGCCAGGTTGGTTTCAAGCCATCAGTGATATCTTCATCGGGATCATCTTTTGCGAATTCCGCTGTTCTTTGTTCGCAAGCTTCACATGCCATCCCAAACATTTCTTTGAGACAAAGCATCGATTTGTTTTCAGGGCCGATATTTCGATGCATGGCGTATTCCAGTTTGTATTCCTCGTCGCCCGGTTCCAATCCAACCAGCTTACCGTTGAAAGATTTCAGTTTTTTATACCAATCCTGGGTAATTTCGAATGGGAGGATATCAATCATGTTTTTCTTTTTCCCCATCAGGCATTCGTACAAATTGACTTTGCCTTTTTTACCGGATTTGGAAAGGTCCAGAACATCGATTCCGCCGTACTTCGAAACATCTCGATTTTTGACGGTGGACTGGGTTCTTTTTTTGAGTGCCGCTTTGCGTTCTTCCTTCGTTTTTCTTGCCATGTTTTGCTCTCCTTATACCTATGTATTACTTTTTAATTTAACCCGGTCATACGGGCTTGTAAGATAGCCAGATAGCTATGATTTGGTATATTTTGACCTACTCCTTTTGCGTATGAATTTATCAATATCCTCTTTATAAATATTTTCAACATTTTCCTTTTTCATATCAGCGCAACAAATGGCCTTAAAGATATCCCATTTTGCTTGCTTGATTGCCCGGAGAATATCCCCGGCCTGATTGCAGGCAATTCCGGCAGATTTATCAATAATTTTTCCGCATATGTGGACAGACTGTTATAATACGTTGTCCTTTTGACTCGGGTTTTTTCACCTTGTTTATTCTTTCCGTCCCGCCATTCATGTAAATTCCAGCAATACGGATCTTTTTCAATTTCAAAGGTATCATTTATTTTGATCATGGTTTCTCCTAAACGATATGGACTTGATTTTAATTTCGGCTTCTTTTACTTCTCTTTTTCCCGGCATTACGAATTTTTTCGGCCGTCTCCCCATTTTTCTTATCGGCGATTCTTTTGCCGGGAGGAAGATTTTTTGGTTCCTTGGGGCCGGAAAACCAATTGGAAACGTGGAGCTGCACAAGCATTTCCAGGGCTTTCTTTTTGTGATCAAGTGACGACAAAACATTTCCGAAGACATTGAGCCGGTAGGTGGCTTCGTCATATGCTTTCTTGTAGGTATTGCCATCGGTTTTGATATCTCCCATTTGTTTTAAAATGACTTCTGCAACAGCATCATTGGTGGCTTTGGCGATTCCAAAAAGATCCGGATTGGATCGAATATTGTAACTGGTTTCGGCCTTCCATAATTCCAATTTATCTTTTGCTTTGCTTTGGTCTTCTGCCGCCTGCCTTTTCATGTCAGAATATTTAAAATATAATGACGGTTGACGTAACCACTCTTCCTCCAAAATATCTGGATCTATTGCAATATCATTTTCATATTCATTCATCCTTTTTTCTCCTTTTTTCTCCTTTATTACATATGGGTAATTGGATTTATCTATTATTGGCATCTGATCACATTTCCTTTCATATGCTTGCCGATATATTTTCACCTGATTTTCGTAAAAATTAATGCGGGATTCGAATTTATTGATTTTTTGGATCAATCCAATAGACAAGATGATCATAATTATTATCAAATGCCATATTATAATTTTTTCTTTCATCCTTCGATTACTTCCAGGCAAGCAAACGCCAGCCCTGCCGTGCCGTTATAAAAATTGGGTTCGCGGAAGCATTCATACACAAGAGAAAAATACGCATCTGGGTTTGTGGAATTATAAATACAATTTCGGAAATATCCAATAATTGCTTGTCGAACTTCCTCAGGAGGTTTTTTTAGTCCTTTCAATATTCGGGCGACTTCTTTCCATTCTTTACGTTTTACCAATGCTTGGCATAATTCCAAAACCTGGGGATCTTCCGAAATGGACAGATTTTTAATCGCATCTTCTATCTCGTCTGGGCTGAGGTCAATCACCTGATCTAAGATTACCAATGCTTGACGGGGGCACCCATCGGATATATCAGCAATTTTGGATATGGCTTCGGTCGGTATATCTTCGATACCCTCAGAATCCAAAACCTCATTTATGAGTTCTGTCAGTTGATCTGATGATAATTTTTCAACCTGGAATATCGAGCACCTGTTTTTGATGGTTGGGAGAAGTTTTTGGGGATCGGTAGTACAGAGAATAAAATAAACATGCTTTGGAGTGTCCTCAAGGGCTTTAAGCAATGAATTTTGGAAGTCTTTGGTGCCTTGATGGCAATTATGAACAAGAATATCATTGGCAAAATAGGACGGATGCCCTTTGATTTCTAAATCATAAAACTCTACAAAATTTTGATTTCTTTCTTTATCACCAATAATACTGTTGAAAGATCGTTCATTATTTCCTCGTTTGTAAACCTCAATATTTTCCACCCTAATGTTTGGAGCTTGCTTGTTTTCTTTTTGTCGAGCAATATATTCTTTTTCAATTTGTGACCATTTCCGTCTACTTCTATCCCTATTTTTAATTTCTGATTTCCGATATCTATTTTGTAATTTGGCGGGTATCCACTCTGGTCTAAAGGAGCATGCCCCGTCTTGACTACAACTTCCATTGGCCAACCTAAAGCAAGGGATAGCAATTTTTGAGCTTCTGTATAATGTCCATTTCCGCCACGTTTCCCTGGCCAGATATGTAAAGTTCCATTTACTCTTTTTGTCGCATTTGCTTTGGCGATTATTTTGGGATCGTGTGACGGATTGTTTCCCAACATTCTTTTGGAAGATTTTGAATAAATTGCTTCCCACATTTCTGGATTTTGTTTTTTGGATTCGTCTAATGATTTCTTTACATTTTCCGCTTTTTTCTTTGATTTGTTTATTTTGATGATATGCGGTAATCTTTGTCGGTATTTTGAAACACAACTTTGACTGCAAAACCTTACGGTATATTTGCCCGCTCGCCGTGTTTTGAATTCCTTCCCACAATATTCGCAAATAATTATGGCCAATTTTTTTCTGGATTTGTTTCTGCATGAACCCGAACAAAATTTTTGTTTTTGATTGGTAGTAAGGTACATTTTTTTGCAATAAGGACATTTTTTTTCTATCATTTTTGGTCTCCTTTAGTTGATTATCGGAGTCCATTATATTACGATTGAATTTTAAAATCAAGCTTTTATTTTTTATCAGGTTTTTCGCTTTGACCCAACCATTGTTTTTTGTTAAAAATAAATGATCTTCAGAGCAATAAATTATCGATTTGTTATCAAGACAAATTTTTACAACTCGGTCTAATTCAACTCTGTTTTTAAAAATTGTTTTTACTTTTGTTTTTCCGGAAATATTATAAACTGTTTCTCCGACATTAATATCTTGAATATTTATATTTCCATAAGGTGTTTTAATTTTGGTATTTTTTGCAAAACATTCATCCAGTAAATAGATACGGGACTTTCCATACATGGGGGCCAATGACATTGATTTCATTATTTCTCTGGCGGTGTCAATGCCACGAGAATTACCTGCATTAATTTCAACAAAATCATTTCCTATGCATCCAACCATATCCTTGATGATGCGGGCAAAGGTTGTCTTGCCGCATCCAGAAGGACCGGAAAATAAAATGCTGTGAGGATAGTCTTTTGATTTACGCCCGAATATAGTCGAAAGCTTTCGTATGGTTTCATCATTTCCAATAACGTCTTTCAATTTATCCGGTCTATAGTCTATATGGAGCGGCATCTGGTTCTTCTCCTTTTTGGTTTGGGCCTTCTGCTAACCCTGTTAAATTTATGGCATGCTCTTGTAAATGGCAGGATTTGATTTCCTTCCGAGCACTTAACCATGCCACTGACTGTTTCTTCTCCATCCTGATATGCTTTGCAATTCTTACAGTATGTATTCATATTGCCCTTATTATAAAGCGATTTTAAAAATTTTATTAATTAATTTTTAAATCATAGGCAATCAACTTTTCAAAGGAAAAATAAACTGGGATTTTAAATTGTTCAGCAATTTCGATTTCGGCCAATGTTCCTTTGCTATTTTCCCATCCAGGAAGTACAAGCATATAGTCGGAGACTTTCAACCATTCAATTGAAAATTTATAATAATCGTCTATTGATAATGATTCTCCGTCATGTAACATAAGGTGGTGATGAAAATCATGCCACGGCACCCAAGGGGCAAACCCGGCAAGCAATATCTTTGCTCCCATCCGCATACCATTACGCATATTTTCAAGACAATCTGTAATATTGTCGGCGGAATATGGCCCTGCAATATATACTTTTTTCATTATCATTGCTCCTAAATTTCAAATGGGTTTAATCTGTTTTTAATGCTTTTCAGATTTTTGACAGTGACATCATAATATGATTTTTTCAATTCACATCCTATGAATTTCCGGCCAAGACTCAATGCTCCATATCCTTCTGATCCGATACCAGCAAACGGGGAAAAAACGACATCACCCTTATTGGTCCATAATTCTAAACATCTGGCAATAACATCGAGTTGGAGCGGACAGATGTGACGTTCATCGTCCTTTTCCCTTGCTTGCTTAACATTTAAGGTATTGGATTGCCGGATATCCAACCAAATTGAGGAAGCGTATCTCTGCCATATTTTTTGACTAAATCTATTCAGATTATGTTCTTTGTGCTTTGGCCTGTCCGGTTGTTCCAGTGATCCGATATAATGTTCAAATCCCTTTTCTCTTGAAATGGGCTCAGGATTGTTGCCGGGCTTTCGAATTGTCACAATATAATCAGGTAATGCTTGCCTACATATAGACGAGTCTTTTACGACTTGTTTATGGGCCAGGCTTATGGCCCTTGTCCTCACAGCTTCAAACAATTCATTTTTTTTGATTTGTACTTTGC